GTCATGACTTACTCCGTTCCCGGTCTCGTTAGAACGCATCTTGTCAGCTCTTCCTACATGGGAAGTGTTGATAGTCCGTTCGTTCGAACACGAGCGGTGATCGACCAGATGAAGGGCTGGGAGATCATGAAGGCAGTCAGCCTAGGGACAGAGTATTTACGCGAAAACAGCGAGGCATTCCTTCCCCTCGAACCGCGCGAGGACTACTCGGCGTACCTGGCACGTGTAAACCGTGCAGTGTTTTCGCCTTATACGCAGCGTTTGATCCGTGCTGCTGCAGGTCTCATCCTGCGTAAACCCATCTCCCTAACTGGCGACCCGTATTGGACGGATGTATTCGCCAAAGACGTTGATGGTTGTGGATCTGATTTAGATGAATACGCTCGGCGGCTGCTGATCTGTGCTCTTACCTACGGCCACTGTCACACACTCGTTGATTTCCCGGCTCCTTCGGATGCCAGAAGTCTTGCAGAAGAGCGTGCTCTTAATCGTCGGCCCTATTGGATTGAAGTTGATCCAACCAACATCTATGGCTGGCGACTTGACCGTGAAGCCAACTACGGAAAGCTGATCCAAGTTCGGGTTGGCGAAAAAGCTGTCGTTGCTGACGGCGATTTTGGAGAGAAGGTTTACGACCAAGTTCGTGTTATCGAGCCCGGTCGCTATCGGATTTATCGCCAAGAGCAACAAAAGCAAGAGATGCAGGGAGGCTTCCCGTATCCCACTGCATTTGACCAAACGGATGCCAAGGCAAATTATGAGCTGATCGAGGAAGGTCCGTACAGCCTGGACGAAATTCCACTGGTCACGACCTACGCCAACAAGACCGACACAATGACCAGCAAGCCACCGCTGCTGGACATTGCTTACCTCAACTTGGCTCACTTCCAGCGTCAAGCTGACTTGATCCACAGCCTGCACGTCGCCTCACAGCCGATGCTGGTGCTTGAGGGCTGGGACGACCAAACCAAAGACATGGCCATCAGCGTGAACTACGCAATGGCAATGCAACCTGGTAACAAGGCGTATTACGTCGAGCCTGCATCCAGTGCGTTCGAAGCGCAAAGCAATGAGATCCGCGAACTGCAGCAGCAGATGGCGACTCTTGGCATCAGCACCCTAAGCCAGCAAAAGTTTGTTGCTGAATCAGCGGATGCTCGTCGTCTGGATCGTGTGGACACCAACTCGATGCTGTCGATGGTGTCGCTTGACCTTGAGCAAAGCCTGCAAAAGTCGTTTGACCTTGCGGCAAATTATCTTGGGATTGAAGCGCCTGAGATCAGCATTAGCCGTGACTTTGACCTCCATCGTTTGATTGGTCAGGACGTGACAGCCCTGGCAGCTCTCTTCAATGAGAACATCATTGATCGCGAGGAGTTCCGTCAGATGTTGGTCAATGGCGAGATCCTGCCAACGTCAACGGAATCCCAAGATCAAGCGCAACAGGTACAGTAAGTCAGAATTAACCCGTTATTGCTATGGGCCAATCTCTCGACAGGGTTTTACAACCTGACGGCAGTTACAAGTGGGAAATGGTTGAGCTGACTGAAGCTCGCACCAAAGGAGAGGACAAAAAAGCTGAAAAAGCTGAGGCTGCTCCTAAGGCCGTCAAAAAAACAAAGTCCACTAAGGTGGAGAAGCCAACTGAACCGGCATCTGAAGCCTGATTATGGAAGAACAAGTCATCCAGGAAACGCCCGTGGCGTCTCCTGACCAGTCTGTGGCTGGCACTGTTGACATCAACGTTCCAGCAGCAGTAGACAACTCTGCCGCTATTCGTTCTGAGTACGAGGCTCAAATTGCAGCCTTAAAACAGCAAGCCGCCGAAGCCGACGAACGTTTTCAAGGCATCAAGGTCAAGCTTGATGAGGTCTACAAGAGTCAAAACGAAAAACGTTTGAAGACTCTTGAGGATCAAGGGCAGTACAAACCTCTTTGGGAGGAAGCCAACAAAACTGCTCAAGAGCGGCAACAGCAGATCGGTGACCTGGAGCGACAGCTGCAGGAGCTGAAAGCTTCAAATGAAACTGCTGCGATGAAAACCTCAGCCTTGGCAGCAATTAGCCAGGCAGGTGCCATCAACGCTGAGCAAATGCTTCAGTTGGTTCAGGGCAACCTGAAAAAAACTGATGACGGTCGCGTCGTGATCCTCGACGGAGGGGTCGAACAGGACCTCAACGTGCATCTTGCGAAGCTAAAGAACCCTGGCTCTGGTTTTGAGCATCACTTCAAACCCAGCAGCTCTGCCGGTATGGGTGCAAAACCCAATACTGGTACTGCTTCTGCAGCGGGCATGTCTAATCCCTACGCAGATGCTACCTTTAACCTAACAAGGCAACTAACCTTGGAAGAATCGGATCCTCAGCTTGCAGCCGTGCTCAAGCGTGAGGCCGGTAAATAAGTCCCCGTGGGACACCACTCAAGTCCGTGACTTGAACCACGTAAACATCATCACTGGAGTTTGAAATGGCAGCCCCATTTCAGAATTATTCCGGCGGTGTCCTTCTGGCGGACATCGTAAAAAGGAATAATCTCAGCACTTATGTGTCTGAGGCAATCAAAGAGCGCTCCATGCTGCTGAAGAGCGGCGCTGTTGTTCGCAACAGCCTGCTTGATGCACGTCAAGGTGGCACTCGCATTCAAGTCCCTGAGTTCAATCCTGTGGCTCCCACTGAGGAGATCATGGATGGAACCGCTACCTGGGGCACCAGCACTGCCGGTTACCTGACCCCTCAAAAGATCGGGACCGCTACCCAAATTGCTTCCATCATTCACCGTGGCTTCGCCTACGCCGTGGATGACGTTGCGATCTTGGCTGCCGGTGAAGACCCCATGCTTCACATCCGCAATCAGCTGGCTGATGCCATCAACAAGCTGAACAGCGCTCGTCTGTTCTCTCAGCTTGCTGGTCTCTTTGGCACCGCTCTGAGCGGCCACTCCCTGGACAAAGCTGTTGCTGCTACCAGCGGTCAAGCCGAAGCCAACTACCTGACTGCCGCAACTGTGGCTGAAGGTCGTTCACTCCTGGGTGAGCGTGGTGACGAGCTGGACATCCTGGTTGTTCACCCCTCTGTCGCGTACTACCTGTATCAGGTGGGTATGCTGACCTTCTCCACTTCCGCCCTGGCTGCCTCTGGGGCAGTGACTTGGGGCGGTGGCGGCGTGGGCATCGGAGCACGCGAAGTTGGCGAGTTTGCTGGCATGAGGGTGGTTGTTGACAGCCAAGTCAACACTGTCCGTCCTGGCACCTCCACTCACGTCAGTGAGTTCCGCTGCTACATGCTGAAAGGCGGCACCATCCTGGAAGGTGTTCAGCAAGATCTTCGGATTGAAGCTGACCGCAACGTGTTGTCGAAGCAGGATGTCCTGTCTGTTGACTACCACGGTGCTTACCACGTGATGGGCACCAAGTGGACTGACGCTGGTGACAACCCCACCAACGCCAACCTGGCTACCGCTAACAAGTGGTCTGCCACCTACGACATTGATCTGATCCCCGCTGTGGAACTGATCGTGAACACCCCTCTGGATACCACCGCTATCCCCTAAGCGTCTGGTTAATCAGAGCAAAACTGGCCCTACCATTAGGTGGGGCCTTTCCCTATTTCTGCTATGGCTGCCACGATCAACGCCACTCTGAAGAGCGCGACAGCCAATAGCTATGTGACTTTGGCTGAAGCCGACAGTTACTTCGAGACTGTCCCTAGCAGCACCACCTGGGACGACAAGACGGACGATCAAAAAAACCGTGCATTGATCTCAGCCACACGCTGGATCGACAGCTTGAATTTTTACGGTGATCGGTGCGACGAGGATCAAGCTCTGAAATGGCCGCGAAACAACTATCACGTTGATCGCGTTGAGCTGACCTGCGACACCATCCCTGCAGACATCAAATACGCTACTTACGAGCTGGCACGGGCACTCGCCAATGACACGGACTCGATTACAGGGTCTACCGGCGATACGGGGCTATACGAAGCCGTCAAACTCGGAGACCTGGAAGTTAAGTACAACACGTCTAGCCAGGCTGTTGGAACTGTCAATAACGTATTCGACATTTACCCTTGGCTTCAGTCTTATCTTGGCGCTTATTGCCTTGGAGGTAG